GAAGATAAAGGCTCTGAAGAGTCTGTATCTGAAGCAGAAGAAACTTTCGAAGAGGAAGAAGAAGTAATCGTAAAAGAAAAAGATTTTGATGTAGAAGGCTTACTAGAAGGTATTGCTGGAATGTTAGAACCTTACACTGAAGAGATTAAAGAACTAAAAGAAGAACTTTCTGTTCTAACTTCAAGATTTAACGAAGTTGCTGACGAACCAGCAGCAAAAAAGGTAGCTAATACCTTCTCACAAGAGAAAATTAACAAACAATCTACAGCTGAAGCAAGATTCGAAAGACTTGTTGCTTTAAGACAAGGTAGAAAGTAAACCAAAAAACAATTAAAAACAAAACACAATTATTATGGCATTTGATTTAACCCAATTATCAGTGTACACGGACGAAACGTCTATGGATTTAATTGCAAAGGCAGTATTAGAAACTGACCTTATGTCTTATGTAGACTTAAGATCTGGACTTTCTGCTGGAACTGTAGCAATTAACTTAATGGACGGTGACTTAAACGTGGCAGATCTCGCGTGCGGCTGGAATCCAAGCGGAGATGTAAATTTCTCTCAGGTAGATATTACTATCAGAGACAAACAAGTAAAAATGGACCTCTGCCCTGAGGATTTAAGACAATATTGGTTGTCTCAAAGAATGAGCGCAGCAGCAAACCAAGAATCAGTACCTTTCGAAGAGGTAATCGCTGATTACTATGTAAAAAGAATCTCTAAGTACAACGAATCATACTTAATCGATGGTGACGGTACTGGAACTGGTATTAAAGACCAAGTAACTGGCGCTAACGGAGCGACTGTATCTGCTAACCCAGCTGCATTCACTTTAGCTAACGCTGTAGAGCAAGCTTTAAATATCTTTGATGCAGTTAATGAAGCATCTAAAGACAGAGACGATCTAATTATGATCATGTCTCCAGCTAACTTTAACACTCTAAGAAGAGCATTAGTTGCACAAAACTATTACCACTATGACCAAGGCGACGGTAGATCTTTCGAATTACCAGGTGCTAACATCAAAGTAGTAAAAACTTCAGGCCTTGTAGGTTCTGATTACGTTGCAGCAGGTCCTTCTTCAATGATTGTTGCAGGTACAGGCTTAGAAGATGACGCATCAACAGTACAGTTCTTTTTTGACAAAGGACAAGATGTTGTAAAATTTATCGCAAAATGGCGTTTAGGCGTCGCGGTAAGTCAGATAGACCAATTCGGTACAAACGGATTAGCATAACCTTAAAAAAACAAAAGAAAAACTATGGCATGTTCAAATTTAACAGCTGGCTTTACTTTAGATTGTAATGACTCTAATGGTGGTATCGATAAAATCTTTATCGCTAACGGTCCAGTAGAATCAATTACAGAATCTAACGGTTTAATCTCAGCTATTACGGTAGGCGGAAGCGCCTTAACGCCTAGTGACTTCTTTGATTTTGAGGTTCCACGTCAGACTAGTTCGTTCACAGAAACTATCAACGTATCTCAAGAGAATGGTACAGTATTTTACGACCAAGCTCTAACGATGATTTTTAATAAAATGGAAGCATCTAAGAGAGACCAAATCCTTTTAATGGCACAAGCAACTGATATGGTTGTAGTGTTTAAAGACAACAACGATAAGTATTTTTCTGTTGGTGTTGCAAGAGGAGCATTCATGACGGCAGGTTCATCTGTCTCAGGTACTGCATACGGTGATAGAAACGGCTACGAACTAACTATTTCAGGCATGGAAGAAAATCCATCATTCGAAGTTACGGGAAGCATAGTCGAAGCTTAAAAATCGACGAATATTCACTCATGAGAAAGGGTCCCAATAGGGACCCTTTTTTTATATTAACTGTTTAGGCGAGTGAGGTGAGTACTGTGATTTAGTCATTGGGTACTTACGTTCTGTAACCCATAAACCACGTTTGCGGTGTGCATATCTATGTGTAGTACCGTTAATCCATATCTCTGGTCTATAATGTGCTAGAGTTTGTGTAACAGGTATACCTTTACTATGGTCATATAACTGGCCTTTTACTAAATACTTTATATCTACTTGCATAAAGAGATCAAACCCTATCTTAACACATTGTTCTAATAAGTAGTTTATACGAGCAGGTTTATTAGGTCCGACTATAGTTAGGTCTATATCCTGTGCCTGTCGTGTACTAAGTATTGAGCCATGCGTCCATACCTGATAGCCTTTCCAGTCTAATTCTTTTATACGTTTAAGAAACTTAATGACGAGTGGATCACGCAAACTACATAGTTGATGTAGGTTCGTGCACTCAAAATCACCATATATTACATGTTTATGCATATTATATGTATCCCGACAACTTTACTTGTTTTTATATTTCTAAGTAGAAACACATACTTTAATATGACAACAACAATAACAGGCACAACTGGTATTTTTTACATTAACAACCCTGGTACAATTACAGGTGATTTTAGTTTAAAGTCACAATACTCACAAGAAGTGATTTACACAGTATCAGGCTATGATGTAGAAGAACAAAACAAAAGATATGCTAAAATTGTTGTACCTTTCCCTGCAGACTTTAAAGATAAACACTATAATGGTTATTATACTTTCTGTTTTGGCGATCTTTGTGACATTGTAAAGATTATTACACAACCTGGAGGTGACACTGGGAAAGTCGAATACATATCTAGTAACGAAGATAGAGACGCTGAAGTATTTTATCGTCCAAATTATTAAAAAGAAATATGAGAAACACAAACCCAGAAGGATTATACTCTATAAAAGGTAGCAAGTTTGAAGCATTAGACTTACCTGTAATCCAAGAACAAAGAGGAAAAGACTACATTAAGTTTGGCGTAGACAACTTATTTCCACAACAACTTATAGAGCTATATGATAGTTCTGCAATGAATCACACTTGTATAGATGCAATTAGAGATGGTATCTATGGCGAAGGTGTATCAGAATATGGTACTGAATACCTTAACACTGAAGGCGAAACTATTAATGACGTCTTTCAAAAGATTGCATTAGACTACACATTATTCGGTGGGTATTCTTTAAACCTAGTGTGGAATAAAGAAGGCACAAGAATTGCAGAGATCTATCACTTGCCATTTGCAAATGTTAGATCAGGTAGACCAGATGATGAGGATAAGATACATAGTTATTACTATTCTAGTGACTGGTCACAAATAAGAAAATACAAACCAGTAGAATATAAATCCTTTGATGTTACAGATACGAAAAAAGATAGCGCAAGTCAAATCTATTATTGTAAAGACTACAACCCAGGCCAAGAGATCTATCCTTTACCGGCTTATATTGGTGGTGTTAATGATATACAGCTTGATGCGAGGGTGTCAAGGTTCCACAACGCAAACATCTCAAACGGACTTGCACCAAGTATGTTCGTACAATTTAGAAATGGAATACCCAATCCAGAAGAGCGCAGAGATATTTATAGAGAAATAGAAGATACATTTAGTGGAGAAGAGAATGCGGGTAGGTTCTTTCTAGCCTTTTCTGAGCCAGGCAAAGAACTGCAGGTGACACCGATCGAGAATGCAAACGACGACTATTACTTAACTCTTGAACAAAGAATCACGTCACGAATCCTTACTGCACACCGTATTACTTCTCCACTTTTATTAGGTATTAAAGACGGTGCAGGTTTCTCTAGTAACTCAGATGAAATTATTACGTCTTACTCACACTTTATGAATACAGTAGTAAGACCAAAACAAACTAAAATTATTAACACTTTTAGTTATATCTTAAGTCTGTACGGACTAAACGTAAGATTAGAAGTAGAGCCAGTACCAATGATTATCGGTACTGAAGCTGACGATCCTGCGTTACAAGAAGACATAACAAATATAGCAGACGAATAATATGAGCCAAACAGCATTACTAGTATCAGAGCAAAGAATGAAACAATGGACTCAGTTAGATGACAATGTCAGACTAAATGAGATTACACCAAACATTCTACAGGCTCAAGACATATATTTACAAAACATATTAGGTACACGTCTATTCGATAGACTTAAAGCCGGTGTTATTGCAGGTAACTTAACTGCTGACGAGGAACTACTTATGAAAGACTACGTAGGACCTACTCTAATGCAATATGCACTCTATTTAATGTTACCTAGCATTAAGTATAAGATAGCTAATCAGGGTGTACTTAACGGTACTTCTGAAGAGACTTCACCTACTACTCTAGATGAATTACAATTTCTTATGCAAACAGTGTTAAATACTACAGAGTTTTACAGTAAAAGACTAACAAAATACTTTATGGATAATCCTAACTTATTCCCAGAGTATCAGAATCCTGGCACAGACGGTATGATGCCAGATAAACGTAATCCATATTTTAGTGGATTAGTAACAGGTAGATCAAATTTATCATATTATGAAGAGAAATACGGCGAATGCACAGACTGTGGTCCTTCCACGACAGTCCATGGCAACGGTTAAAAACATTAACAAACTTAAAGTTGCTCTGAAAAAAATCAACAACAAAAAGTAAAATTATATTTCTAAGTAGATGGATATAAAATCAGTAACAAAAGACTACGTAGAGTGTGCCTCAGGCGGTGCAGTTACAGCTCCTTTTAATGGTAGTTGGATTTCTGCATACGCAATACATTTAGGTGCTACAACCATTGTGAATGGTTCGTGGTTACAAACATTATGTTACCAATTAGGTGTAACATCACCAGTAAATGGTAGTTGGGTTATAGCCCTAGCTAATTACTACGGTATCACACAACCTAAAAATGGTACATGGTGGTACGCAATTGCTGATGAGGCTTGTAACGGAACGCCACAAATACCATTCGTATGGAATACAAATACAAATAACTGGGAAGCTGAGACTAGAACTTGGTCCCTAACGTAAATAATTAAAACAAGAATATGGCTGCATTAACAGGAAATTCAATAGACTCAAGTTATCAGGGTCTGATAAAAACAACAGATAACGGAGCTATCTCTGGTACTGCTAAAGCTGTAACAGATGGTTTAGGTAACGCAACAAATATAGAGATTAGTAATACAGCTACTAACTTTGTTAGTGGTACTGTAGATTTTACAGGTTCTACTGTAAGTGGTTTACCTGGTGGTTCTGCTGGTTTAGTTACTGGTGGACAAACAAACAGTATGAAATCAGATGCATCGTTAACAACGAATGCTGCGGTAACTGCACATGAAGGAGATATTGTTATCGGTGAAGATGCAGAGTCTAAAGTAAGCTCTGGTACTGATGACTACAATGACGGTGGTGCAATCGCAATCGGTGTTGGCGCTACAGTAGATAAAGTAGTAGACTATAACTTTGCTAATACAAAAGGTGGTATTGCACTAGGTATTAATGCAAAAGCAAATTCTGGTGTAAATGAAGGTGGTGGAATTGCCATAGGTGAAGATAGTAAAGCTGAAGGTACTAATGCATCAATAGCGATCGGTGCTGAAGCATTCTCTAGAAGTAGTTTTGATATTGCACTAGGTCACGGTGCTACTAGTAACTCTACTAGTATTGCTATAGGTAAAGACGCAAATGCAAATTCCACAGGCTGGGGTATTGCAATCGGTGAAAGTGCTACAGCATCTGCTGGTGGTTTTAGAACTGGTGCAATCGCAATAGGTACTAATAACGATGCAGGTGCATTAGACGCAATCGCAATCGGTAACGAATCTAGCGCAACTGCAGCAGGAGCTGTAGCGCTAGGTCATAACGTAACGGCTGCAATAGCAGAAACAACATCTGTGAGTGCACTAGAAGTACAAACAGATTCAACTGCAAGCGCTGGTGGTATCTTAATGTCAGATGCAGGTGGAACAGACAGAAGAATTAATATTGATGCAACAGGTAAATTATACATTGATAACACTGCGGTAAGTGGTGGTGGAGGAGCTGCAGGACTAGAGTCTGGTACAGGTACTGACTCAATGCAGTCAGCTGCTTCATTAACAACTAATGCTGCTAACGCATCTGCAGCACAATCTATCGCATTAGGTGATGGTGCTGTAGCAAGTAAAACAGGTATTGCTATAGGAGTTAATGCAAATAATAATTCTGGTCAAGGTATTACAATTGGTAATGGTGCAGCTACAGGTTCTCTGGACGAAGGTATGGCAATCGGTTTAAATGCTGATTGTAATGCAAACGCTGGAGGTATTGCTATAGGTAGAGATAGTGAATGTAACGGTAATTCAACAACTGCTATCGGGCGAGGATCATTGGCTACTAATACAGGTGGTGTTGCATTAGGATGGAATGCTAAAGAGCAGGCCGCTAGTGGCTCTGGTGTTGCTATTGGTTTCGATGCACAGGCTAACAATCCAGACGCTGTAGCTCTAGGTTTATCAACTAGAGCAAACGCTGACAACGCGGTTGCACTAGGTAATGGAGTTACTGCCGCAACAGCAGATACAGTTTCAGTAAAAGCATTAGAAGTACAAACAGACAGTACACCAACTGCAGGTGGTATTATTATGTCAGATGCAGGTGGAACAGATAGAAGACTTAACATTGACTCATCAGGTAATTTACAAGTAGATTCAAATGTAGTAGGAGCAGCAACGTCATTTAGCCTGCCTAGAACAACAGGTACTTCATCAAGTGGATGTGATGTTATTTATTCATCAGTCTTAATCCCAGCTAATACATTTGCTGCAGGAGACATATTACAGTTAAGTGGTGCAATGAGTGCTTCGAGTAGTGCTAATACTATATGGAGTGCATATTGGATTTCTACTAACGGTACTGTTGGTGGCAATGCAACTGAAGAGGTAAACATGGGACAATTAGCACTATCAGATGCTAATTGGGCGATAGGTTTCCAAAAGAATCTATATGTTAATGTAGCAGACGGTACTGGTGATGGTACAGAATTAGTTACTGGAATGGGTTATACAGATGTAGATGGTAGCGTTAACACAGCAGGTATTCAATCATATAGTCCAGACTGGACATCAAATCTTTACTTAGTAAATAGAACTTGTATTCAAGCTACTAATACTGGTGTAACATATGTTGATCACGGTGCAGTTCTAAAGAAGATTAACTAATCTGAAACAAAATTATATAGCGATATATAATAGGTAAGATTAGTTTATTAATTAATTTTGCCAAATCATGAATATTGTTTTTAACTTATCCATGGTTGTTTATTTATTATATTTTATTATATAGAAGGGTCCTCATTCGAGGGCCCTTCGGCCTTTTATAGGAATCCTCCTTTTTTCTGAAACTTAGACGATATATAACATATAACTAAATATAAAATAAACAACATGAACACAGAAGAAAGATGGGAACATTTCCACACAACTAAGACCGGAGGACCACATAGAAAAGCTGGCAGAGAACGATACTGGTGGATCTCAGACGAGGGTAACGTAAAGGTAACTAATAACTATAACGAAGATATTAGATGGGTTAGCGTTAGTCTAACAGGCGGTCACGAGGGTAGTAGATATGCTGCCTTAAGTAAAAACGACTTACCAAGCAAATACGTACATAGATTAGTAGCAATGTATTTTTGTGACAATCCTTTTAACACTATTGATAGAACTATTAACGTAGATCATGTAGACGGTAATAAGATGAATAATCACTACACGAACCTACAGTGGGTTACATCAAAAGAGAATAATGCTAGATGGAGAGCTCGTAGAGCTGCTGGTGAATATACACCTACGAGTCAAGAGATAGTAAGAGTATGGACAAGAGCAGAGACTGATGCGATTATTATTAGTCTATATCAATCTGGTCTTAGTACTACAAAGATACAAAACAGACTTGGCCTTACACAGAGTAGAGTCTGGAGACCAGTTAGAGATTATCGTAGAGCTAATGGTCTTGTAGGTAAACGTAATAAACGTGAAACAATGGACTCTGAGTCCATATAATAATAATAAAATAAAATAAACAACCAACATGAATAACAAAACAAAAAACAATAATAATGAAAAACCATTTTATTCAAGTACAGGAAAGACTGTACGAAAGTAAGTACCTAGACATTTATCACATACATATATTGTCGTGGGTACAAAGTTACAACCGTAACAAACAACCCTTCTTTATGTCTAATGAATTATTAGCCAAAAAACTTAAATGTAGTGAGAAAACTATTAAGAGACGTTTTGACGATTTAATAGAGTGGGACTTAATTACAAATGCAGGTAAGAGAGGTCGTAGTTGGATTAGAAAGACAGATGGTAAGAAGATAAAGGATTTCTTACATTATGGACCCAGAGTCCACAATACTGATACATTACGGACTGAGAGTCCACTATGTATGGACTCAGAGTCCAACTATAATACTAACAATAAGACTAGTTTAAATAAAACTAGTCTTAAGGGTGAAGCGTCTTTAAACGCTTCCCCCAGCCAATCTGAAATCCTTACCTGCTTAGACTGATACATACTATATGAAGATAAAAGTAAGAATACCTCACTGGGTCCATACAGACGATGAAGGAGTAATGATACTCTTTGCTTTCCTACGTAAGATGTGGGTTAACTATAACCTTAAAGGTAAAAGCATTGACATGTATGGTTACGACATAAGACGTATACTCAATACTGAAAGCAAGTATTTACATGAATATTTATATGAGCATATAGATACTAATTACTGTACAATAGGTAAGTTAAACCGTGAACACTTTGTATTTAATATGAAGAATGCAAAGAACAATAGCAAACTTGTTACAATAGAAGACCCACGCTACATATACAGATGGGCTTACTTATTAGGTTGCTCTAACTGGAATCTAGTAGAAGACGATGACTTAGGCCTAGATGATAGACCACACTACATACCTATGCATCGTATAGAAAGAGATCTGTTTGAGTATAGTGGTAGAAATGAGTAGCCAATGGAAAATAATGTCAATGTACTTTACCACATCAAAACGTATGAAACGATGGTGCAGAGATGTAATGCTGGAAAAGTATTTAGACGAAGCTGACAATGACGTTAGTGAAGCACTAGCGCTCTTACATTTTAGATTAACAATAGCTGAGAGAGATGAAGCCTACGAAGAGTGCGCAATAATAAAAGATATATTAGAAGAATTTGAATACGACATTAAATAACTTTTTTGACAATAACTATAAAGAAATTGTACATATTGCAAGAAGAATAACTAAAACATCTGATAGACATGTTTATCAAGAGTTAGCACATTATGCTATGGAAGCTTTTGTTAAACATCCTAGAGCAGAAGAACTAATAGAAAAGAAACAGGCTAAGTTATTCTTTAGTGGTATTATGCATAGAAACTATTACTCTAGTACTTCCCCATGGTCTAAGCAAGAGACTGGTTATGGCAAAAAAGTACCACTTAAAGTAAATCAAGGATATGTCCAAGGTGGTGCAGGAGGCGATCTTGTATCTTATGAAGATATTAGTAACTTATGGGTAGATGGTAAGGAACACCACTATAATGCATTTTCTACTGCTAAACGAGACTTTGAAGAATATGAAGCACAGTTAGAACATGCAATCGATGGTACATTACCTGAAGACTTTACTAATGTAATTACGTGGAGTGCAAACTTAGAAGCAGTCAAGGGTATAATGGAAGACATGGAAGCAGATACAATAGAACAGTGGTTTAGAGTTAAACTATTTCAGATGTGGTTAGAGCAACCCAATTACTCTGAGCTGAGTAGAATCACACAGATACCGAGAACGTCTATTAGTCAAGCCGTAAACGAGTGTAAGGAATACATAAAAACAAGAATAGAACAATGGAAATAATACTTAGTATATTAGGAGCAGCAGGCTTAGGTCACATGGCTGCAGACTTCTTATCAAGATGGGACTGGCTACCAGATAAGCCATGTAAATGTAATATGTGTATGACATTTTGGTTAAGTGTCGGACCTTTTATATTTCTAAGTGGAGGTGTAGGCATATTTTATGCTGCCTTAGCCTCTATTATATCAGAACTATATTTAAAAATACTATTATGATAGAAAAAGATTACAACTGGTTAAAAGACAATTACGTCTTATTAGGCAACGTTAGAATGGATAGACCACAACTGCAAACTATATTTGACATCTACAATAGAATAACAGGTGAGAATAAGCCTGTAACGTCATGTGGCCGTTGTGTACTAAACATTAAGAAACGATTAAAATTTGAAATAGAAAAATATGAAAACATACAAAGTATACGAAACCAAGACAGGTAAATACACTCTAAAAGAGAATGATTTTGTAGTAGCTACGATTAAGGCTAAGTCTTTTGAGATAGCTAAACAAACAATTAAAACCTTAAATAAAACACTTAAAGAAGATGGGAGAGTTTAGAGGTGGAGACCACAACATTAACAGAGCCGGCAGAAAACCGGGCACAAAGAATAAGAATACAAAACTTATTAGAGAGGCATATCAAAAGTTAACAGAAGATAACTTAGATAATATGAATAAGTGGCTAATGCAAGTAAGCCATGATGATCCAGCAAAAGCAATGGAACTAATGCTAAAGCTATCTGAATACATTATACCTAAGTTAGCAAGACAAGAGATAACTGGTCAAGATGGAGAAGATCTATTTAAGAACATTAAGTTTGAGTTCGGTCCAGATATAAATGATGACGTTAACAGAATAGAAGAGTAAATGAAGTTTACTGGTTTCACACCACATACTAAACAGAGAGACATGGTCAATGATATTATTGGCAGCGCAGCTAAATACCATGTCGCTTGTGTTGGTCGTCAGTTTGGTAAATCCTTAATGGCGATCAACCTCTCTCTGTATTGGATGATTAACAACGGACCAGTGAAGGTACTTTGGGTGTCACCAGTCTACTCGCAGACTACTAAGGTACAGAAAGAACTAATGCAGGCCATCGGCGCATCAGGCAT